TATTTGTTTTTGATTGACCACCGATGATGTATTTTGCATCAGGAAATTCCTTTCTTAATTTTTCTACAATATTTCGATGGTGTACAAATACCACAAGGGACTCACCTCTTTCTAATACTTTACGAATGTATTCTATACAATAAGGAAGTTTTTGTTTTAACACTTCTTTATCGTATTTTTCAATCTCCTCAAACGAAGTTGGTTCTGGTTGAGATATAGTGCAACAAGGAACCATGTGGACAGTTTTTGGAGGAAGATTTTTTTGTACATTTTTAAGACGTCTTATCCATACTTTTTTCATCGCTTCATTGAGTTTTGACAAGTTTGAATGACCATCATTTGATGTACCCCATGGTGATTGATAAGCTCCACAGAAATCTCTTAGGAATTTATCTTTACCACCAAATTTATATGTCAATCCTGCTATCTCTAATTGACACAGCAATTCTTTTGGTCTATTTAAGACTGGTGTACCTGTAATCATAATACGATAACGAACACCTTCAACCAATTTCATCGCTGCTTTAGTACACTGAGATGTGGGAGTTTTTAAAATATGACATTCATCGAATATAACTTGTTGTATATTAAGGCGTTTAAGTGAAACTAAATATCTGGTTAAACGCTCATAATTTGTAATGATAACTTTAGAGCTTATATCATCAACATTTACATCAATTCCAGCCCATGTTTTCAACTCTCTTTTCCAATTTTCTTTTAGAGGAGCAGGACAAACAACTAAAGTAGGGAACTTGTTTCGTTCCTTAATTAAAGTGCATACTTGAACAGTTTTACCTAAACCCATATCATCACAAAGGAAAATAGATGATTGGTTAAGCATTTTATTAACGCCTTGTCTTTGATATGGGTATAGTTTCATTATGCCTCCAGTCTTACAGTACCAGTTTTGTCATCGTAGACACCTTTCACTGTACCGATAACACTATAAAAAATATTGTTTAATGAACCACTAACATGTGGAAAATTTGTGACAAAGAATACACAAGACTTATCTTTAGTATTCTCAGTTAAGTCCCATACAGCACCTTTTTCATCTTCAATAAATTCCATCATAGCATTCATTTTTTCTTGATTCATTGGTGTTTTACCACCATTTGCAATACATTTAACCATTGTGTATGTGGTTTTTACCTTTTCTTCTGCTTTAGGTACTTTGTACCCAGATAAATAAGAGGAGTATTTTAATCCATATCTATTAAAGAATGGTGTTTGTACCCAACCATCTAGCACAACATAATGTTTACCACCGTCGATATAATGTTCAATGATTGTATTACCGTAACCTTCTACTAATTTAGTAAAGTTTGCCAACCAATCTGGTTCTCCAACTGGCGGTGTAATTTCATATTCATAGTAGCTAGTATAAGATGTATAACCACATCCCCCATAATAGTAACTACTTTTGCGTTCTTCATAACTTGTATTAGAATATTGAATTCCAGTTTCAGTAGAAGTATTCCAAGAACCAAGGATAATCGCACCTTTTTTACCAAGGATAGCGTACTTGTTTGTACCCATCGCTTTTTTGATAAGATATTGTGTACTTTCTTTATACAATTTATCTTTCAATGGATATAACACTTGTGCACCAAAATACATTGTATCGCTATAAGGTGATAGCATACCTTCTTTTGGTGTAAAGTCACTCATTACACCATTATGAGAAAAACCAATATCAGTAAAAACATCAGTTTCACGCATTGTTTCAAGGTTATCGCTCAAAACAAATGGATGGCAACATTCTGGAGAGATTTTACCAGATGTAGCAATACGGAAGTGAAACACTCTATCTCTATCAGCAGGCAGGTCTTTCACAGCATTCCAAAATTCATCAAATTTCATAAAACCCTTACGAATGTGAACTTTCTTTTTGTTATCATCGTAAATCATGAAACCAGCACCATCAGGATTATTTACGAAGCAGTTTCTAAATTCTTTCTCTGATAACTCTGTATACTTAGATGCATAAGCAATAACACACATTATTTTGCCTCCTTTAATAATCCTGTCTTTTGCAAGACATTACGTAACTCAATGTATTTTTTATTTTTCGCTATACGAGCGATGTTACTCCAACCAATATAGCGTATAGAATTCATATTCGCTAAGTCGGTAATTACATCGACAAACTGAATATAAGCATGAATTCGTTCTACATCTTGTGTGGAGCGGAACATGCGGAACTCTACAGTCTGACTAGGACAAAGATTAATTGCACGATATTTTTTGTTTTCATCTTTTGCCATAGTATAAATTTGAGATAACTCCTTGACTGTCATTCCATACTTTTGGCACCAATTACTATCTTCATCAGTTCGACAAGCGAATAACATTAATGTATCAAAATTGTTTTCAACAAATCGAATAATTTTGGCAATTTCATTATTGCCTTTGAAGAAATTACGATTTACATGAATATGTAAACCTGAGTTTGCACTAGACTCACCATGCAAATCTTGTACACGTTTAAAGAATTTATCATAGTCGATATTACTTAAATGGAATTGAGGTGTACATGGATGAGTAACGAACTCCATTCCGTCATGTAATGAGCCGTCATGTTTAGCATAGACAATTTTGTTTAAATCACCAATAATCAAATCAGCTCTTTCATTACTTTCGCCACAACGGTGGAATTCCATTTCAATACCAAGAAATTTCTTGCCTTCACCATTAAATACTGGTTCAGGTTTAAAATTGTAAGAATGTAAGCCAGTCAATGGAGCTGCACTTTGTGACGAATAATACTTATTGTTTGAATGGCGATAGAACTCATTACGTCGTGCCTTACTAAACTTCTTGCCCAAATCTTCTACAAAAATAAAGTCTTCTTCAGTTGCACCATATGTACCATTATGACATACAAGTCTGTCTTTTACGCTAGGATGGAAATAAACTTTACCAGTGCCAGAAATATAACCTTCTATCATTTCTGTTTTCAATCCTGTTTGATGAGATATAGGACATGTAACAATGAATTGGTCTACTAATACTGGGTGTATACCCGATTGTTTAACAATGTCACGTTCATCTGCAATATAGAACGGCACGCCAGTAACTTTACAAATGGCAAAATCAGGATAATCCACAAGTTTATCTAACTCATCAAAACCAATGTATAGATTTTCATAATCTTTACCTAAAATAAGATGGAAGTTTTGAGGGTTGTACCAATTACCACTTACAAACGATTTCTTAATGAACTCTGGTTTGTCATCTTTATTAATTCGCATGATACCCAGTTTTGTTCTAACTATAATAACATCATTACCCAATGGTTTACCTGTTATAGCACAATGCGTATTAATATTACCAATTACTTTTGTATCATCGTCTACTACTAAGATTTTACTGTCGATAGCAGCACAGTAGTAATATACCACATCGCCACGTGTCATAACAGTTAAGATATTGTTATATCTATCTTTAAGGACTTGACCAACATGGTATTGACATTTTCTATGTGTGTCTGTAGTGCAACCATAATTAATAACAGTTCTACCTGTTACTTTTTCAACTACTAATGCACTATCAGTAGGTGTAATTTGTAATTCAGAAGGTAAAAGAACAGTACATTCATCAGCTAAAAAGAATTCACGTGAATCATTACTAGCACATAAATATCCGTATTCTCCTTCGTGGTTATAACCATCGCCAATTACACGATAAACATTACGTCCGTGTTTAATTTTCACTCCTAATGTAATCATTATAACCATTCCCCCTCAATAATTCTATCAATATCAATAATATTAGATGGTTTTCTGCGGAACTCTTTTTCCGTATAGAATGGATTGGAATAAACTTCGATAGTGCCATCAATACCGTCTGCTGTTCTACCAACTTGTGTTAAACAATCTGATAGGGTACGTGTTTTCATAGCGTAAGCTATAGGATAAAATCTTCTAACCATTTTGTTAGGCATTAAAAATACCACCTTTCTTTAACATTAAACCTAAAGAATTATACCACATAGGATGTAGAATTTCTTTATTACTACTAAAATAGCGTTTGATTTTTAATACATCAAACGATTTTAATTGTTTCTGCCATACATCATTTTCTGACGTAAACAATGCAATTTGACATTTTGGTAAATCTTGTGCTAAAGTTGTAGAGGAAATTAATCGCTCTACAAACCCTACTTTGTGTTCACCATCATTGTAATATCTGGCGGCACAAAGTAATCCATTAATAAACACCAGCCCAATAGTAATTGTCTTATCACTACTGATAATAACCAATGGCACATCTGTTTTAGATTTGTCTTTACATAATTGATAAAGCCCTTCGCCGTAATAACTAATGCTACGAAGGTCAGTACCAAATCGTTTTAAACTTTCGTGCAAGCTATCTACTTGAAAATTAGGGATAGCAACTAGACTAACATATTGTTTCCCTAAAATAGTACCAATACGTAATGTAGATTTATCGTGTGTTGGACTACCCACAATATATGGCAAGGCACCGTATTTAATAAGCTCTTTATCTAAATCGCTTTGTACCAACAACACTTCAGGGCGATACATGCGTGCCACATGTAATCTAAATTCACCCTTTTTAAAACCTTTCATTGTCTGAGAGGCTCTATCTAATTTTGATGTTTTATACCCATCAAATTCGGTGAATGTGATTTCACCTTCCTTGTTTCGATATACAGCAAACCCTGTCTCAGAATTTACTGTTAAACCTAGATTTTTCATATTACCTCCTAAATACCAATACTAAGACAACCAATAACTTTTGAACCATCACGGATAACTTCGGCTGGTACCAATAAGTCATCACGGTCTGGGTAGTGCAGTTTAAACAAAGCGGATACGATGTACCACACACCTTTTTTGTATTCTGGCAACTGAGAACAACGATATATTGTTTGGGTCACTCTGATACCATTAATGTAACCCTGCAATGTGGTTGTTTCGTCTAATCGCCACTCCTCACCTTTTACGGCAGGAATGACTTGGTCGATGACACCTTTTTCATCTAAAATTGTCACTTCATGTGGAGTTTTATTTAATATTTCTCCATTGTAGCTAAATAAAAACATGCTATTACCTCACTTCTCTACATTAAACCAGTCTTGAATGGTAAAAGATAATTCTGTATTACGTAGCTCATTAAAACTCATAAAACCGAAGTCCTTATCATTAAAAAAGAAGTCATCGGATGTGGAATACAAGCCAATTTCGGCACTTTCCATAGCAACTTGTACAGCTTTATTGCCACGGCAAACTTGTTTATTATAATCCGTATTTTCAAAAGCCATATCTTGTGGCAAGCATACGGAATTGAAAAGAAATACTTTATCTTTATTGTTGAGCTTCATTGCTTTTTGGCAAATACGCTCAATCAATTTTTGCGTAGGTTTTGCTACAGTCCACATACTGTATGCTAATTCTACGACATTATTACTAACGCCGTATTGATTAGCAAGAATTGTCAATTCCTCACCATTAAGGTCGGTAGATACTTCTCTACCAACAGAAAAATCTAGTTTTTGTTTTTCGCTTAACCATAGGGAAAAGATACCAAAAATCGTTCTAGCCATAATAATCCTCCTAAGCATTTATTGCTTAAACACGATATAAATGCAGTAACCAATATATACTGCAATTCCAATACATAATAAATCTAATCCCATATACCACCTCCTAAAAATCTAAGTATATTAAATAGCCATGATGTTGACACCATTGACCAATTATTAATAATAATACGAATACACCTAATAGAAATAGAGTATCTTCACAATACTCCTTATCTTTTTTTACCTTACGGTATCTGTCTTTTGTCATTTTATCCTCCAATTTAAAAAAGACTGGGAAATTAATCCCAGTCTAATTCACCCTTTTTAAAATACTCATGCTCCAATAAGATGGTATGCATAGATACACATCTTTCAGAAGCTAAACATTCTAAATCATCAGTTTGCAACTCATCAGGCAAATCTTCGCCCATATGAGCTGCTATAATTCTAGCACTGTCTAACATCAGAAAGAAATCAGTGCCAGCAGGATAGGTTGCACTAAATTCAGCCTTCATTTTAATCCTCCATTGCCTTTTCAAATTGGTCCCATAATTGGTAAAGTCGTTTGTATTCTTTCCACAAATCATGTGTTGACATAGAAAGAAAATCATCATACTCATTATATGATTCCGCATAATCGTGAGCATGCTGAGTGGCGTAGTCTTTATTACGCTCACTTTCATCATATTCTAACAGTTTAGATGTGTAATCGTAATTGTACGATAAGAAATATACACAATCTGCTAATTTATTATGATTCAAAGTACGGTAAAACTTCATGTATTGTTTTGTGTGAGTGTTCATAATATTACTCCAATCCTAAATAACTACGCCAATACTGGTCTAATTCATCGAAATCAACCTTAAACCAATACGATATATGTTCCACATCAGCTTTATCGTATTGAACAATAATATGTTCGCCACGATTCTTTTCTGCTAATAAATGTCTGGTTGCATGCTCATAGAGAATGATTTTTACATCGTTTGGGACCATAATACCCTCTCCACTCCAAGAAAATCTAACCAATAAGCGTTTAATTCGTCGAAATCAACGCTAAACAAATTAGCGATATGCTCTACATCTTCACGTTCGTATACAATAATGAGCATTTCATCACCGTTTTCATCAAACGCATAGTCTGTAGCCGCACTTTCATATAACGCAGTTTTTACGAATTCTGGAATTTGTTCAAACATGATTAGCCCTCCATATCTTTAAACGTGTAATAGTCCAGTGCATTTTGCATGTAATACTTACGACAATACTTTTTATCTTCGTAGCTTTGTAAGCTCCATGAAGTACACATACGTGTATATAATGTGCCATTTTCAATCCACGGCGAAAAGTATCCACAAATATTTTCAAGAATACGCTTTGCCATATTATAATCATTGGCGATGATTACGTAGGTATTATATGGAGTATGTTCAACTCCATCACGACCGAAAACGAAAATGTTACGTGGATGTGTGTGTTCAAATAAAGACCAGCTCATGATAAGCTCCTTTCTTCACCGCTTTTTTATGGTGAACTTAGCACCAATTAAAAATTTGGATTGTGTCTACCCAACGTGGTGCTGTCCGTCGGGGACAACCTCACTATGCCTCATCTCCGTGGCTCGACCACAAAACCCAGCAACCATGCGGGCTGGTAGGCTCTCACGTCATGCATCACAGCCACTCAAGCAAACGTATGTTCGATGTTA